GCGCGATCATCGTGCCGCCGGGTGGCGTCTTCGCCCTCCTCAACACGACCTCCTCCACGGTCTTCTCGGCGGCTGGCCGACTGACCTGGGAAGAAGTCCCGGTCTGATCGTGATGTCCATCGATTACATCGTGTCGATGGTGGAGAAGCGCCTCGCTATGCTTGAACAGGCGAGGCGCAACTCCGAAGCTGTCGGCGACATCGAGGGCGTCGTCAGGATGGACGCGGAGATTGTCGAGGCCAAGGCCACGCTGGCGGCGCTGCGACGTGTTTGAGGTGTTAAGAATTGAAAATGAAATTTTCGACATAGAGGCAATTTTAGTCAAACTTAAAAATTAATGGCTCAAATCCAAGGCTTGACTTTTTTATTTGGCGGGTTGCTTGGGGGTGGGGCGCCTCCTGCAGGAACTCAAGCTTGGATAAAAATTGGGGGCACTTGGAGACAAGCCACAGTCTACATCAACGTAGGTGGGGTCTGGAAAGTTGCCACGCCCTATGTTAAAGTGGGGACTTGGAGGTAACGATGGCTACCACCTACACGGATCTCTATAACTCGATCATCGACGCCACGGAGAATGCCGACGCGGAGTTTGCCGCGCGGATCCCCACGTTTGTCGATCAGACTCGCATGCGCCTAGCGCGCGACATCGACACCTACGGCATGGTCACCTACACCACCGTCTCCGCCTCCGCTGGCAACCCATACATCAGCCTCCCCCAGGATGCCCTCATCCTCAAAGCGGTAACCCACATTTCCGATGGCTCCCACAGCCAACTGATCATGAGGACCGACGAGTTCCTCCGGGAATACTGGCCCAACCGCACCTCCGTGGGATCCCCCAAATACTATGCCCGCTGGGGTTTCTCCCAGTTGCTGGTGGCCCCCGCGCCCACTTCCGCCACCCTTGTCGAAATCTCCTACGTGCAGGTCCCCACCTCCATCGGACCCGTGGGCACCTCCACCAACTGGCTTACTGACTATGCGCCCGAAGCCCTCTTCTACGGCTGCATGCACGAAGCCTGTATGTTCATGAAGAATTATGACGCGGCGGCCCTCTGGCAAAACAAGTACCAGGCCGCCGTGGCCAGCCTTCGCAACGAGGCGCGGCGTACCCGTCAAGACGACAACCTCAACAATAACTCGCCCGCTGGCGGCGACAATACCCTGCAAGGCGGTGTCTGATGCCCTCCACGTATTCGTCCTCGCTTCGGCTGGAACTTCAGGCATCCGGCGAAAACGCCAACACCTGGGGCACCAAGACCAACAACAACCTCAACCTGATCGAGCAAGCCATCGCTGGCTACTCCAAGATCACCCTGGCCTCAGCGTCCGCCACTTACACCCTTCCCATCGCAGACGCATCCGCTTCCGAAGGCCGCAACGCCTTCATCGAATTTGCGGGTACCGTCGCCTCCGCCATCTCCGTCATCGTCCCCGAAGTCGAGAAGGGCTACTGGGTCCGCAACTCCGCGACGGGATCCACACTCACCGTCCGCACTTCCGCAGGGACCGGGGTCACCCTCCCCACCAACGAGTGGGTCTTCCTGATCTCCGATGGCGTCTCCGTCTACAGCACCCTACCCACCTCCCTCACCAACTACGCCCGCCTCGACACTTCCCAAACCTTCACCGGGGCCAACACCTTCACTTCCGCTGTCACGGTTTCGGGGCCAGCCGCCTTCGCCTCCCTCGTAGACATCAAGGGTCCCACCTCTCTCGCCTCCACCCTCTTCGTCGCGGGCACCGCTTCCTTCGCTGCTGCAGTCAGCGTCTCGGGAGACCTCTGGGTCAAGAACAACCTCCTCGTCACATCGATTGTCGATATCGGCGGAAGACTTCAAGTTACCGGAGAGTCCCGACTCAACAATGTCAGTGCTGCCGGTGCCCTCAACGTAACCCAAACTTTCCTGGTTTCCGGGGCGGCCACCCTTTCCTCAGCCGTAGACATCAAAGGCCCTGCATCCCTAGCCTCCACCCTAGTTGTCGCGGGTACTGCAACATTCAACAGCAACGTATCAGTCAACGCGGTGCTGCGTGTTACGTCGTCTGCCAACTTTGCGTCCGGACATTTTACGGGAGGTGTCCGAATGGCCAGCGATCTTTCGGTCACTGGAACCGCAACTTTCGGACGCACGATGTTTGTCACTTCTGCAATTTTGTGCGATACAACAATTGCAACAATTAACTTTACAGGACAGCAAAGTTCTTTTAAGTGCCAAGATCAAATTTCTATTGGGGCTTCTCGCGTATCGGCTGCAACTGTTGCTTTGTACATGTACCCTCAAGGAACGGGGGGAGCTTTCAGCGGGACGCTTTCCACAGACACAGCAGGAAAAGTTAGACTAACTGGAAATAGCGTACAGTTAAAAAGCGGACTTAATCTAGATGTAAACAATGACGTCAATGTGCCTAACAACCTTCTCATAGGTACCAGCGCTGTTGCGACTGGAGCTTACGGCACCCTCGTTATCGCGAATGGCGTAGCCCCAACTTCCAGCGTACTCAACAGCATCATTCTTTACGCAGAGGACGTGGCATCCAGCAGCGAGTTGAAGGTGCGGGACGAGGCCGGTAACGTCACCACTCTATCTCCCCACAACTTCTCCGGATGCGGCGGACCCAGCGAAGAGATGGCTTGGTCCTACTACTCCGAAAGAAACGGCAAGTTCGTCAACATCGACATGATGAAGCTGGCCCGCCTGTTGGAAAAGCTTACCGGCGAGAAACTTGTCTACATCGGAGACACGCCATGAAGGATGAAGCCGTCAAGCAAGGCATCGACGCCATCTCCGTTGTGACGGTGGTGGGTACCCTCGCGGGGGTCCTCCCAGCCATCGCAGCCACCTTCACCATAATTTGGACGGGCATCCGGATCTACGAGTCGAAGACCATCCAAAACCTGCTAGGCAAAAATGGCGACTCCTAAACTCATCCCAGTAACCCAGAAGCCCGGCATCGTCCGGGAACTCACTCGGTACGCGGGTGAGGGTGGCTGGTATGACGCCGACAAAGTCCGCTTCCGCTACGGCCAGCCCGAAAAAATTGGCGGTTGGCAAAACGTCAATGGCATCAGCGACCCCAAGTCAATTCCCGGCGTGGGCCGCAGCATCTTCACGTGGACCACCCAATCCGGCTACGTCTATCTGGCCGTAGGCACCAACTCCCATCTGGCAATCTGGTACGGTGGCCTCTACCACGACATCACCCCCGTCGCCGCATCCATCTCTGCCACCAACGCAATCAGCACTTCTGCTGGATCCACCACCATCACCATCGCGGTGTCGGCCCACGGCCAGGCCACCGGCAACTACTTCTACGCCACCACCGTCGCCGCAACCGTAGGTGACAACATCTATCCGGTGTCCGCGCCCTTTGGGGGCTACCCCATCACGGTGATCGATGGCAACACCTTTACCATCAACACCGGCACCACAGCAGCCGCCACCTCTGCCGCAGCCGGTGGCCTCCTCCAAGGCTACTTCCTCTTGGCCCCTGGCCCCGCGTCCAACCAGCTTGACACCGGCTGGGGTGCTGGCGTGTGGAGTGGACCCCAAGCCTGGAACGCGGAATTCACCGCGTTGGCCCCACTCCGCTTCTGGAGTCTGGACAACTGGGGAGAAGACCTGGCGGCCTCACCCCGCAACGGCCAGATCTACTACTGGGATAGCAGCATGGGCTTGACGAGTCGAGCCTACCTCGTCTCCACGACCCCCAGCCAAAATGCCCAGATCCTGGTGTCGCCAGAAGACCGCCACCTGATATCCTTTGGGTGCCCCGACGCCCTCACCTCCGTGGTCAACCCCCTCTACATCCGCTGGTGCAACCAGGAAGACATCACCGACTGGAACGCATCGGCCACCAACACCGCTGGCGACAAGGTCCTGTCGGGTGCCTCCCGCATCATTGCGGCGCGGCGGACCCGAGGCCAGATCCTCATCTGGACCGACGAAAACCTCTACAGCATGCAGCAGGTGGGTCCCCCCTACACTTTCGGCTTCCAGCTTATCGGTACCAACTGTGGTACCCTTGGCCAAAACGCTATGGTCGAAGTGGGCGGGCGCACCTTTTGGATGGCCGATGAACGCTTCATGGTGTATGATGGTGCTGCCGCCCGCCCCATGAAGTGCGACGTACTTCGCTACGTCTTCGACAGCCTCGACCGCAGCCAACTCGACAAGATCTATTGCGCCAGCAACACCTCCTACAACGAGGTGATCTGGTTCTACCCCACGACCACGGGCGAGATCGATTCCTACGTCATCTACGACTACATGCAGGACGTGTGGAGTATTGGCCGCCTGGTCCGCACCGCGTGGCTCGACCAGGGCATCAACAGTTTTCCGATTGGGGTCGCTTACGAAGCGTCCGCAACCAAACTCTACTACCACGAATTCGGCAACACCGCCGATGGGGCAGCCATCAACGCCTACATCGAATCCAATCTTTTCGATTTGGATGCGGGCCAGGAGTTGATGTTTGTGGATCGTATCATCCCCGATTTTTCGGGGCGCGATGGCGGAGTCATGACGGGCAACGTCACCATGACGCTGCATGCCCTCAAGTATCCCAACACCCCCGAATCCATGGAAGTGACGAAGGGACCCTACCTGGTTTCCGCCGCCACCCAAAA